CTGTGGAAACAGACGAATATGGTCTTGATTATCCTAAGATGATCGGCCTACTTGTTGAAGCTCATAAAGACCAACAAAAATTAATAAATAATCAACAAGAAAAGATTGACAAACTTGAAGAAATGTTATATAATATAATGAATAAAATGGAGAACAAATAATGGCACTAATACAGTCATACGAAGTACCTGGCACAGGATTATCTGCACCCGATGCATATTTTGTAGTCACAGATGTTAAGGTACAAAAAAGAATGCAAGACATTCCGCTACCACCAGATCACACTACACCTACTGGTTTAACCGGTAACGGTGTGAGAGATCCTGATATGGAAGTTCATTGGCAAGCTGGTTACATAGCAGAATGTTTCGTAACTATCTGGGCTAGTAAAGAAGCTCGAGAAGCACACAATAAACCGATTGGATTTGCTGGTGTAAATGCTACAGAAGTTGAAGCTGAATTAAACATCGGAACAAGAGGATTGGACCATAGATGTAAATTCTTTATAGACATGGATTCTGCAGATAGTCATATTGTTCAGGCGTATACACATTTGAAATCTTTAGACTATTTTGCCTCGGCAACAGAAGATTAATAAATAACTATTATATCCAATACAAAATATTTAACGGAGAAAATTAAAAATGGCAATGACATATACTTGGAAAATAACCGGCCTTCAAAAAAGGGACCAGGTTAATAGCGAGGGCGCGACCCTTGCAGGTGCAGTAGTTCAAACCTACTGGGAAATGGAAGGTACTGATGAAAATGGCGACAAAGCTAAATTCTCAGGCGCAACTCCCTTTAGTGCAGCTGATGTAGCAGCAGGTTCATTTGTGGCGTTTGAAGAATTGACTGAGGCTAATGTATTAGCTTGGGTACAAAACGTTGTAAATAATGACCCTACTTATGCAGCACACATTGAAGATAGAATTAGAAAAGAGATTGATAAATCATCAGTCAGTGATATTGCACAAACATCACTACCATGGTCTGAAGTAGTAGGCGACGGAGTAACACCAGAACTACCAGCTGATTCACCTGCTGCAGACGATGCTGCCCCTGAATAAGGATTAACTAATGACTTATTCTTGGACTATAATTAGCTTTGAAACTAGAGACGTAGTTAATGATGATGCTGCGTCTCTAGCAGATGCTGTTGTTTCTGTGAAATGGAAACGCGATGGTGTTGATTCAGGTGGAGCCACAGGTTCTGTCTTGGGTTATACAGTATTGGCAGCCGAATCCACAGCTGAAGGTGATTTTGTAGCATTTAGTTCTCTTACTGAGTCACAAGTAGTGAATTGGATTGAGACAGCTATAGGATCCGATAAGCTAGCAGAATATAATACTGCAATACAAGCAAAAATTAACAAACAAGTAGCGACAAAGAAATCACCGCCTTGGGCTTAAAAAAATTGGTTGACATTTGCACTAGATAGTGTTATAATACATTACACTTAAATTTTTATAATATGGATTTTATTATGGAGGAAATATGCATGATTTGCGCCGTCACGGCCTAGTACACTACGCCTTAAAAAGAGGCGGAAGCATCCATCCGATTACACTACCCATAGAATTGACCGGCGAAACAGGGATTATGAATCCTTCTATTTTCGTTCACAACGGGAAAATTCTTTTAAACGTTCGACACGTTAACTATACTCTTTACCATTCAGAAGGTAAAAAGTTCCCACATATTTGGGGACCTCTCCAATATATACATCCAGAAAATGAAGTGCTTTTAGCGACACATAATGTTTTGTGTGAGCTAGATAGTAATATGCAAATGTTAAGTGCTGGTCGAATTAAAATGAACCTAGATACTGGCGCGCCAACATGGACTTTCCATGGTTTGGAAGATGGCAGATTATTTTCCTGGGACGATAGATTATTCCTTTGTGGTGTCCGTAGAGACGCTTACGATGATAAAGGGAAAGGCCGAATGGAAATGTGTGAGGTAGAATTTATTGATGGTGAGTGGCAAGAAATTGGACGACATCCTATACCAGCTCCAGGCGATAACGGTTCCTATTGTGAAAAGAATTGGATGCCAATTACTGATATGCCATGGCATTTTGTAAAATGGTGTAACCCAACTCAAGTTGTAAAATATGATGATGTAACAAGAACAACTGAAACTGCAATCCTAGATGAATCCAAGTTATATTCAATGAAAAGAGATTTAAGAGGTGGAACACAAGTTGTACCTATAGGAGAGGGTCGACATCTTTGCCTAACTCATGAAGTAGATCTTTTAAAAGATGCATTCGGCAGAAAAGATGGACATTATAACCATCGAGTAATCGTGTGGGATAAAGATTGGAATATTGTACATAATACAGAAGACTTTCATTTTATGGGAACACAAGTGGACCCAACTACAGGGTATGAATATAATATTGAATTTGCTACAGGTATGGCCTTCCTAGAAGGTAATGTATTAATTAGTTTTGGTTATCAAGATAATGGTACATTTATTTTAAAAATGCCAGAGGCTGTATTTTTTGATTTTGTGGGGAGAGCATAATGTTACAAGAACTTTTAAATGACCATATAATGGACCCAAAAAATCCTGATAAGATTTTTAAATTGGCTAGTGAATATGACCGACTTGAACAAGGGGCTATGGCTGTATCATTATATTTAAAAACAGCAGACCTTTCAGACAATACACTATTACAATATAAGTCTTTACTTGGTATTGCCAAATGTTATTGGAGACAAGGAAATAGAACATTTACAGTTGAAAGCGCACTCTTAGATGCATGCGGTGTTATGCCTGAACTACCAGAAGCTCATTATTTCCTTTCATTACTCTATGCAGAACAACAGAAATGGAAATCTTCCTATCTACATGCAAGACTTGGTCTACGAGGTACTTGGACAACACCAGATCTTGGTGTTGGATATCCAGGTCGTAATGCTCTTGCTTGGCTTGAGGCTCGAGGAAAATGGAGAGTAGCTGGAACACAAGAAGGTAAACATAAACTTTTTGACCTTAAATTTAAAACAATATTAGACGATGAGCACAAGGAACTTGTAGATAATCTTTTAAGTTCAATTTATTATCCAGATACAATTCCATACTCAGTATTGGATAAAGAAAGATTCAAGTTTCCCTTTCCAGATTTTGACACAATAGGAAAAAATTATTCCAAGCATTTTCAAGATTTATTCGTGTTATCTATGTTTAAAGGCAAGACAAAAGGTACCTATTTAGAAATTGGTTCCGGAGACCCTTTTATCCATAATAATACAGCACTACTAGAAGAATGGGGCTGGAAAGGAATATCGGTTGACAACTCTCAATCTTTATGTTATAATTTTAAAGAGAATAGAAATAATACAATCATTTGTGCAGACGCAACTGAAATAGGTTGGGTAGATTTATTTAATAAACATTGTTTAGATCCAGTCATTGATTATTTACAAATTGATTGTGATGAAGCCTCTCTTGGTATTTTGGAAGATCTTCCACTTAAAGGTTATAAGTTTGGAGTGATTACTTTTGAACATGATAGTTATAGACTTGGGACAGAAATAAGAGATAAGGCTAGAGCATTATTACATAATCTTGGATATGTTTTAGTTGTAAATGATGTTGCCTTTACAGAGGAAGCACCTTACGAGGATTGGTATGCTCACCCAGATGTCGTGAATATACCTTCCGAGATGGAAACTAATAAGGCTGTTAATTTTGTGTGGGATTATTTTATGGAACCATTAACAGAGAAGAACCAGAGGAAGATATGATTACGGTATTAGCTACAGGTGGCTTTGACCCTATACATTCAGGCCATATTAAATATTTAAAAGAAGCTTCTTTATGTGGTACAAGATTGGTTGTTGGTGTCAATTCAGACGAATGGCTATCACGAAAGAAAGGTAGATCTTTTATGCCTTTCGAAGAACGCGCTGCAATTGTGCAAGAACTTTCTTGTGTTGACGAAGTTATTTCTTTTGATGATTCTGATGATACCGCAATACATGCTTTAGAAATCGTTAAACTTTTATATCCTAATGATACTATTGTTTTTGTAAATGGTGGTGATAGGACATCAGATAATATTCCAGAAATGTCAGTTGAAGGCATTGAATTTGAATTTGGTATTGGTGGGAATGACAAGGCCAATAGCAGTAGTTGGATATTAAAGGAATGGGCCCAACCTACAACACAACGTAAATGGGGAACATATAAAATATTAGATTCTAATGGCCACTGGCAAGTTAAAGAATTAAGTTTTGATGTTGGTCAATCATTAAGCGACCAACGCCATACACATAGGTCAGAACATTGGCATATCGTAAGTGGTTCTGTTTTAATGGAACTTGATAGAGGTGATGGAATGCCTGGGTCAAAACACACAAAGATTTATCACGCAGGAATGAGCGTTGATATTCCAAAAGAAACATGGCATAAAGCAACAAATGTTGGTAAAGAATCTGCTAAAGTAATCGAAGTCTGGTTAGGCGATATATTAGAAGAATCTGATATAGAAAGAAGAGATTAGTATAAATAATACTAAATAAAATAAAGGCTAATTTATGATTATTACATCACCTGATATGTATCATGTATCAAATGGGGAAGTGTCAATCGGCACTTTAAGCGCCGATGTCGCTGGTGTTACTTGGTCGATTAGTGGCGACGAAATACAAATTGTTGATTCAGTTATGAGTTTCATAGAGGCTACAGACAGTACAGTAAAAAATCAATATACTGAAACAGTAACAGCTACTAAAGATGATACTATAGTACATTTTAATATTATAATAAATATAATTTAAATCATAACCGCTAATAGTTGGAGAAACGAAGATGGCGATTAAGCAACAAAACACCACCATAATAGATGATACCCGAAAAGTTTTTACAACTTACGGCGAGGGCATCTGGGGTGCTTCTGCTGGCATGATAGGAAAATTTACCGACCTTCATCCAAAACAAGTAGATACAGTTACCACTGCTATTGATTTTAATAAATCAGTTGCAAAAATAGCAATGACTGGTAATGTAACCTTCACGATTTCAAATGCTGCAGCTGTCAGAATGGTAGTATTAAATATAGATACTAGTACTTCTGGCCACACACCAACGTTTCCATCATCAGTAAAATTTCCAACAACCCCAACATGGTCAAATAATAGACATTGGCAAGTACATTTAACTGCACTATCTGCTACTGATATAAGAGCCACAGCATTTGGTTTTGACGAACCAGGAGCTGTCTCATCGTCGTTTTCAAATTTTTCTCTTTCCAACCCCACTTATTGGCGCATCGCGGACTATTATTGGTCGAGCAACGGCTGGCCTGAAACTTGGTGTTATCTTTTGTTTGTGCATGAATCTGTTAATAATAGAGTAAAAATTACATACGCCCATGGTGATTCTGGCGCACCAGGTAGTTATCCAGTCCAATATGCAAACTATACAGGACTAACAGGAATTACATCTGTTGAAGCACAATATAATGTTGCTTCTCAATCTTGTATTGGTGATTGTAATGCAAGTAATTATGGCTTTGGTCCCATGCCAACAAGTGATGGGTATACCTCTGGTACATATTATACTGTTCCAACATCTGGAGGATTAAGATTTGCTTGGATGGCCATGGCGAATCCAAACAGTCCCGGCGGTAATGGATCTTCATTAGTACAAGCAAATATGACTTCCTCAGATCCAGATTTTAGAATTAAAATTGTATGCAATGAAGGCACTTTTTATTCAACAGCTCAAACACAGGGAAATATTGAACTGAGAGCAACGTATGGCAGCAACGCCGAACCATTCTAATAGGTAAAATGTATGGGAATTAAAATAGCAGGAACGGACGTAGTAGGACCTTTAAGGCAACCTACAAATATAACTGATACAGTTGGTTCATACACTAGATTATCGCCTGGAGCTACAATTAGGGCGACAGCACCATCATCTGGTGCTACTGTTCAATTAAATATGAACTTCAATGGTAGTTTCGGCCACGTTCCATATCTTGATTACTGGACAAGTACAGAACTTGTGGGCCCTGTAACCTGGAGATTAGCAGGCGCAGAACCTGGTGCTCAGATGATTATGTTTGTCGACGCGTCAGTAAGTGGCCACGATCAGGGGTTTAATACTGTGGCACTTAGCGGAACTGGTGGAGGAACAATAAGATATCCAAATGACACAGAACCAGACTGGACTCTTGCAAGATATTGGATGCACTGTATTACAGTTTGGAATAATAGTGAAATTAGTGTTATCTCAACAAGTTGGAGTTCGTAACAATGGCCAAAACTGGAAATACAAAAGAAATAAAGGTTCAAATTTTTGATGCCGAGGCAAATACAGCTGTTACGCAATATTTCTCTATTAACGAATATGATTCTGACGAGGAAAATGTAGAGGCAGTTGATAAGTTAATGCTAAAATTAGCAAATAAAAGTAGGTTAGGTGAGTCATAATGGCTATTAAAATATCAAATACAGATGTAATAAACAATTCACGAAATCTGGTAAATATTACCGATATGGATGCACATTACTATTCATATTCCGCTCAGGCCACGACAATTACATCTACAATTAATTTTAATACATCGTTTATGACGTGTACAATGCCTGCTGCAACAACATTTGGTATCAGTGGAGAGGCTGAAGGTAAATCAGCAATACTTATTTTAGATACAACCACAACACCACATGCTCCTACATGGCCATCAGCAATTAATTGGGAAGATAATACCGAACCAACTTGGTCTACTTATAGAAAATGGCAAATTCATTTTTATGTAGTTAGTGGGACCAGGATTGATGCCACTGCAATTGGATTTGATGCACTATCATCACAACCAACCGAGGCCATAGGCTTATCTGGTACTTCCGGCACACCTATTACTTTTATGGACCAAGGTTCAGGTATTCAAGATTTGGTAATGGGTTGGGTTTTTGACGCAGATGGAAATATTTACAAATATGAATCTATATACAATGTTGGCGGTCAAGGCAAATACCTTTATAGCTCAACTCAATGGAATAATATTACACCTTCAACAACATACTACATTAAATTTTCAAACCATGCTGGTAATACGATGAGCACATCTCCATCTTCTGATACTTCAGGTGTTGGTATATGGATGTCATTAGCAACAGATAAAAAATTCTATTTTAGAGATTCTAGATCTATTAACAGTTATGCTGATGAGGAAGGTACAGTAAAAGTAGAAATATCAACTACTTCAAATGGTTCAAATATTGTCGCCACCGGTTATTATCAATGCCGATGGTCGGGCACAGCTTAAGGAAAAATTATGGCAAGTCATGTATTTAATGTTATAGCTGGGGGTAAATATCCTAAGGCCAATGGTGGTCTAACATCAGGAAATGTAGTTACCGATTATCTTCGAGAAACAGGTGGTTATTCTGTCACTAACCGTATAAACGTTCTTTCTAATGCGCCAGGTGCCACAGATGCTGAAAATGATTTTCAACTAGTTTTTGGTGCTACAGCTAGTACAATGACAATTTGGGCGCAGGATAATGCTCAAGGCACAGGAGACTTTGTAACCATTACTGCGACGTCAACTGGTCCTTCTGGTACTTTGGATTATGAAGGTGCAACTGGTTTATTCGGCTCGCAAGTATATACAAATGGAACTACCGAATGGCTTGAGGAATGGGATGCTCCGGATGGCGAAGGTTTTTACGATACATACCTTACAGTTAAGTACGGTGGTGTCACGGTATACCCTCGAACTTATGGCATTGGCGCAACCACTGTAAGCAACGGCAACTACCAAAAAGGATCTTTTCAAAATCAATCAGGCCAAATAATGGGTACTGGTATCGGATCGGCTGATTACGCTGTGAGAGAACTGAACCCCGCTTTAACTGTCTTTTACAAAACTGGTGTGACTCTTACAGATTATAAGGTTGTATGGACAACAACAGGCTTTACTAATGCCGCAGGTGAGGCAATACCTCTACGTAATTTAAATGGAAGTCCACTAAATGTTTCTGGAGATACCGATAGCGGTTGGATAGCTCACGCAGCCCCCAACATAATACTTGATATTAATCAGATAGCCGACAAGTCATCCGGGGAGACACCGTTTAGTGGTTTAATTCATGCCACAACGGGTACTATAAAATTTTACACTAGAAATGGTTCTGGAGATAGTGGGACGCTGCATAAAACTTTTACCGTGACGGTAAATAACATCAGTGAATCATCATAAATATCATAAAAGGTTAAAGAGAAACTAAAATGGCACAACCAACAACAAGAGAAGAATTTAAAGATTGGATTCTAAGAAAACTTGGAGCTCCGGTCATACAAATAAATGTCGCCGACGAGCAGGTTGATGACCGTATAGATGAGGCAATTGATTTTTGGAGAGATTATCACTATAATGGCAGCCAATTAGTTTATTTAAAGCATCAAATTACACAAGATGATATCGACAATGGTTATATAACGCTACCTTCGCAACTTTTAGGCATATCCGGGATCTTTAATTTAAATACAAGTATTTCCACAGGAAGTGGTATTTTTAATGTTCAGTATCAATTCGTATTAAACAACCTTGAAGATATAACCGGCTATAATATTACAAATTATTATATGGCAATGCAACATATGGAATTCTTACAAGAAATGCTTGTAGGTAAACCAATGATTCGTTATAATAAACATGTAAATAAATTATTCATTGATGGCTCGACTGCCATGACGGTAGGAAATTATATTATTATTGAAGCTTATGATGTTATAGATTCAGATACATATTCAGATGTATGGTCCGACAGATGGTTACAAAATTATTCTTCTGCTCTTGTTCGCGAGCAATGGGGACTTAATTTAACAAAATTTAGTGGAATGCAATTAGTCGGTGGTGTTGCATTTAATGGCGAACAAATTCTTGCAGAGGCTAGAGAAGACAGAATGCGTATGGAAGAAGAAGCAGTAACTAGTTTACAACCTCTCAATTATAATTATATTGGATAAAGCATGGCGACTAATGTATTCTTTGATAACTACTCAAACTTTAACGAGCAACAACTGGTTGAAGATTTAGTTATTGAAAGCATTAAAATGTACGGCGTTGATGTAATCTATATTACTCGCGTTGACGGTGCAGTAGATAAAATATTTAATGAAGATGATTTGCCACTATATAATGAAACATTTGAATTTGAAACTTATGTTAAAAATGTAGATGGTTTTGAAGGCGAGGGTGATTTCCTATCCAAGTTTGGTTTACAAATTAGAGACCAAATGACACTTACAGTTGCAAATAGAACATTTGAACAATATGTTACTAGGGAACAAGGAACTGTCATACGACCTAAGGAAGGTGATTTAATATACTTCCCACTATCAGAAAATATCTTTGAGATTAAATTTGTGGAAGATGAAAGTTTATTTTATCAATCAGGTGCATTACAAGTCTATGATATGGTTTGTGAATTGGCTGAATACACAGGTCAAAGAATGCAAACTGGCCGTGATAACATTGATAATTACTTTAGTAAATTTAATAGAGAAATACTTACATCAAATACAGCAACACTTAATGCTATTGCTGAACTGGACCCAATTTCACGTAACCTAACATTCGAACAGGAAGGCGATGCTATTATTGATTTCTCTGAAATAGACCCATTCAGTGAAAGTATTAATATCAACGATAACTAGGTAAAACCATGGCAATCGCAAATTATTTCTACAATTCAACACTACGCAAATATGTTGCATTATTTGGTACATACTTTAATCAGCTAAAAATACAAAGGGTTGATAATAATAATGTTTTAAAACAGGACATGATTGTTCCAATATCATATGCACCGTTTCAGAAAATATTAGCTCGTGTTACTCAGGACCCTGCATTCCTAAAAGGTGTTGCAATTAATCTTCCAAGAATGTCTTTTGAAATGACCAATATGGCATACGACCCTGAAAGAAAAGTTGCGCCGACAAGAAAATTAAGAAAAACTGACGTTGATGTAGATGGTGGCAATAGACGATATGTATATGCTGGTGTTCCATATAATTTAGATTTTTCATTATACATTATGGCTAAATATAATGAAGACGCTGTTAAGTTATTAGAACAAATATTACCATTTTTCAATCCCGAGTTTACAAGTACGGTTCGACTCATTGATGGTCTAGAACCAATGGACATACCTTTAATTTTAAACGATGTATCATTCGAGGACCTTTACGAGGGCGATTTTGAGGAACGAAGAAGTGTTTTATATACACTAAACTTTACAATGAAAGGTTGGTTCTTTGGGCCGGAAAGAGACAAGGCTACAATTAAATTTGTTGATGTTCGTTACGCCACTGATACAGTTGCAAATACATCATTTGAAGAATTCTATTCTGTTTCACCTGGTATGTTTGCCAATAACACACCCACAACTGATAGAGCTTTGAGTATTGATTATAGCTTAATAGAGTTTGATGACAATTGGGATTATGCAGAGGTTACAGCAAATACTGCACCAAGCTAATGGTTGACATTTCATAAGGAATGTGTTATAATGGTTTATAAG